CCTTCTGGGATGAAAAACAACTCGCCTATTATCAGATTCCCTATATCGGTCAGATAGTTGAGAAAATGAACGAAGCGGTAGCCAACCGAGAAAGAAGTGAAAAGCCAATCGAGTTCGCTAAACAGTTTGACGCTGATCTAATCTTTCAAACCAAATGGCTTCCCTACCTAGCGGAAAACCTAAAGTAAACTAGAAGCATGGCAGTCACTAACGGATACATTTCTCTAAGCTTGTTGAAAAGCTCGCTTCAGATTGAAGACTCATTACTAGACGATTTTCTTGAACTCGCTATCGAATCAGCATCTCGACAGATTGACGCAGCTTGTGAGCGAACCTTCTACCAAGTAGACGGAGAAGCTCGAGTCTTTACACCAAGAGATTCTTTTGTTTGCGAGATTGACGACCTAAGAAGCCTGACCAGCTTGAAGACCTCGAGCGATGCAGACGGAAGCTTTGATGTCACCTGGGAAGCTAAGGATCTGCAACTTGAACCCCTCAACGGACAGGCTAGTGGAGTAGACACACCATTCACACGCATTAGAGCGGTTGACGAATATCTCTTTACGCTTGACAGGCTAGAAGCAACAGTTCAGGTCACCGGAGATTGGGGCTGGCCTGCCATACCGACACAGATTCAACAGGCTTGCTTGATTCTTTCGGCTAGATTGTTTGAGCGTAGAAACAGCCCTCTAGGCATTGCAGGATTCTCAGATGTCGGGGCGGTATTTGTTTCCAAGTTCGACAGCGACATTGACAAGCTTCTAATGCCATTCAAGAAAGTGAGAATGGCTTGAGCATTACCAACATCAGGCAAGGGCTAGAAACCAACCTAGAGACAGTCTCAGGGCTTCGGGCATATTCTGAAATCCCAGAGAATCCACAAGTCCCCTGTGCTGTCGTTCAGCTTCAGACGATTGAATACGATCAGGCTTTTCAGAAAGGTCTAGTTCTATACAACTTTGAAATCACCGTTATAGTCGGCAGGTTCTCGGTTCAACAAGCTCAAGAGAATCTAAATGACTACGCAGACAACACCGGAGCAAAGAGTGTCAAGTCTGCAATCGAGTCAGACAAGACTTTAGGTGGTGTAGCCTTTGACGCTCACCTTACGACAATGACAGGCATTTCTGCATTAGACTTAAATGACGGAAGTAATTATCTCGGGATGACTTTTTCCGTGACCGTTTACGCAAACTAAAGGAGAAAAACCGTGGCGAAATTCGTAACCACAGACTACAACATTCAGATTGGCGGAACTGACTTCATTGACTCAATCAACTCAGTGACCCTTGATGTCACCGTTGACGAGCAAGAGACAACCGCTTTCGGCGACACCTCAAGGACTCGCATTGGTGGACTCAAAGACGCAAGCGTTTCACTTGACTTCCACCAAGACTTCGGATCAGCATCCGTTGACGAGACCTTGTGGCCACTACTGGGAAGCACCGTTGAGCTAATTATTGCCCCAACAAGCGGAGCAGTATCAGCTACCAACCCTAGCTACACCTTCAACGCCCTTGTGACCCAATATCAGCCCTTCGCAAACGCCTCGGGTGAATTGGCAACGCTAAGTGTGGCTTGGCCTGTATCCGGGGACATCACTCGAGCAACCGCATAAGGATAGAAAATGAAACTCAACCTCCTCATTACTTACAAAGACAAAACAGAAAAACCCGTTGAGGCAACCGCTCGGGACTTCGTGGCTTTCGAAGAGAAGTTCGATATGTCAATCACACGCCTTGAACAAGAGGCAAGAATGACACACTTCTTCTTTATGGCTTGGAGTTCCGAGAAACGGAGCAAGGCAACCGATCTAGCCTTTGACGACTGGCTAGATGAAATTGACTCCGTTGAGGTAGTCAACTCAAAAAAATAGAACCGCTCGGCGAAGAATCCGAGCATTGGAAGCTAGCTCATATGGCTTTTGAGTATGGCATCCCTCCCGATGTTCTATTGAGACAGTCTCCACGGATGTTCTGGACAATGGAACGCTATCTCTATTGGCGAGCAGTCAAGCAACAAGAGAGCAGGCGTAAACGGTAGCCCCCCAGAAATGGGGGGTTTTCCTTTTAGTAGAATGTAATGGTTAGGAGTTGCGTTGATTCGACTTAGTAAAAGCACAAAGATTGAAGGGCTTGACAAGGCTGTCAGGGAACTGAACAATCTTGACAAGGGAATCACTCGACAGCTTCGAAAAGACCTCGGAGCAAAGATTCGCCCGGTCTCCAGAGAGGTCGCCAACGAAATAGAAATCGAACCACCGCTTTCGGGAATGAAAGGTGACTTCCGCACAGCTTGGACAGGTGTCAGGGCTGGAGTTAGTTTTACGCCGACCAAGAGATCCAAACTAGGCGGAGCAGTTCCCATCCTGAGCATGACTTTGAAATCTCGAGGTAAATACGCAGGATTCGAAATTGCGGAAATGGCAGGTAGTAAGAACCTATCTTTCTCAAAGAACCGTCAAAGAGGAAGACAGTTCGTAAACGCATTGAAGAAGCGTTCAGACTTCCCACGCTATAAGGCAGGGCGTTTCGGTTACGGTGAGTTTTTGAAGCGGAGAGAAGACATGAGGAAGTTGGCAATTGAAGTCATTGACACCTTTGCCAAACAGTTCAATAAGAAAGTTCGGTTCAAGTAATGTCAATCAAATATCCAATTAGTTTTAGTTTCGACAAGACCGGACTAAGCAAAGCCAACAGCTCACTCAAGAAGTTCGGTGCTAACGCCGCCAAGATAGGTGCAGCCGCAGGGGCGGCAATCGGTGGGGCAGCTGTATTCTCAATCAAGAAGTTTGCAGACTTTGACCAGGCTCTCAATCAGTCAATCGCCATTATGGGAGATGTCTCAGACGCTCTCAGAAACGATATGGCGAACGCAGCTAGGGAAGTTGCCAAACAGACCACCTTCTCCGCTGAGGAAGCCGCTGAGAGCTTTTTCTTCTTAGCTTCGGCAGGTTTGGATGCGGAACAATCTGTCGCCGCCATGCCACAGGTCGCCAAGTTCGCTCAGGCCGGAATGTTTGACATGGCTCTGGCTACCGACCTAGCCACAGACGCTCAGAGTGCTTTGGGTCTAGCTTCAGACGATTCGGCTGAGAACCTTGAGAACCTAACCCGAGTAACAGATGTATTCGTAAAGGCAAACACACTCGCCAACACCTCGGTTGAGCAACTAGCAACAGCCTTCACAGTCAAGGCAGGTAACGCCCTCAAGACAGTTGGTAAGGATTTAGAAGAGGGTGCAGCCGCATTAGCTGTCTTCGCTGATCAAGGTATCAAGGGCGAGCGAGCTGGAACACTTCTAACAAACACCATCTTCGGTCTGACTGACATCATGGCGAAAGCCCCTGCCGAGGCTGAAGCTCTGGGTATTGAGATATTCAACGCAGCTGGAGAGATGAACAGCTTTGCCGACATCTCAGAAGACCTAACTGTTGCATTAGGTGACATGACCAAAGAGCAACAAATCGCCACTTTGGACAGTCTTGGATTTACAAAGCAAGCCCGAGAGGGAACGCTTGCTCTGTTGGGTAACTCTGACGCATTGAGAGAATACGAGGAAGAACTTCGTAACGCAGGTGGGACAGCTGATGAAGTCGCTACCAATCAGCTAGACACCTTCAACGCTCAAATGGATTTGCTGAAGTCAAGAGTAGAAGACGCAGCTATCGAAATCGGCACTCAGCTAATGCCCTTCGTTCAAGACTTTACTGAAGACCTCGGGCCACTTATAGATCAGAACCTTCCGAAGCTGATTGAGCTATTTGAGGACACGATTGAAAATGTTGAGACCCTAGCTGGAGAGATACAGCCACACATTGACGACATCCTCCCAGACCTCAAGAGAATGTTTGAGGACTTACAAGAACCCGTTGAAGATGTCATTGGTTTCTTTACCACCCTCGGCGAAGAAGTTCTGCTTCAGGTCAAAAAGACAATCGAAAACCCAGCGTTCCAAAATGCTGTCTCCAGCTTGGGAGAGGGCATCGGTATTTTGGCGACCGAAGCAAAGAGATTTGTTGAAAGTGAAGTCGGTCAGTTCCTTCTCGACTTGGGAAGTAACGCTGTAATCTTTGGTCTTGACCTTTTGGCTAACACAATCAAAGCGGTTGCATCACAGCTCGAGAGATTGAACAGAGCGATTGAAAAGTTTGAATCGGGAAACATCCTCGGCGGTCTCGGTGATCTAGCAGGATTCTTCGGACTAACTCCACGCAATCCGTTCGACTCACCATTGAACGACCCTAGATTCATAGGTCGGCATGGTGGTTCGGGTTCTTCGGCAGGAGAGATTCCAGGTTTCGCCAACGGTGGAGTTGTAACCCGACCTATGTTCGGAATGATTGGGGAGGCAGGCAGACACGAAGCTGTTATCCCACTAGACCGCTATGGCAACCTAACCACAGGCGGAGGCGGAAACACTTTCAACATAAATGTAAACGCCGGCATGGGTGCAGACGGTCAGCGAGTCGGTCAGCAAATTGTTGACGAGATTATCAAGTTCGAGAGAACTTCTGGAAGGGTATTCGCCAGAGCATGACGAACAGAGTTGAAATAGGCTTCGACCTTTCGGGTAATCCTGACCTAGACTTCTTCGTTCTGGATGATGCCGAGAAAGGTTTGCTTGACAACACTCAGTATCTTTTGGGTGGGGTTATCTTCTTCGATGTCACAGCCAAAGTCATTGACTACTCAATCAGCCGAGGCAAGTCTCGATTCCTAGACCGTTACCCTGCCGGGCGACTAACTGTAAACCTCGACAACAATGACCGAACTTTTGACCCTATCTATTCAGCTTCTCCCTATGCTGGTCAGATTATCCCGAGAAGAGAAGTCCGAGTCTATTCAAATGACGAGCTTCAGATGGAAGCAGTCATTGACGATTGGGACTTGAGCTACTCACCGCAGGGAAACTCTGTGGCAACAATTGTCGCTTCTGACGCTCTGACTTATTTCGCTAACCAAAGCTTGAACGCTCAGACCTTTAGCTCACAGAAGTCGGGGGAGAGAATCGAAGCTGTTCTCAATGATCCGCAGGTGAACTGGAGTGTTGACAAGAGAAGCCTAGAAACGGGTTTGCAGACGCTACAAGCCGATTCAATTACTGACGGGACTAATGCCCTTCAATACATTCAAAAGGTTGTAGAGAGCGAACCAGGCTCTTTCTTTATAGCCCGTAACGGTAACGTAACTTACCGAGACAGAATCGCTAATCAGTCTTCAACAGCTATCACTAGCTTCGCAGATGACGGAAGTGCAATCCCCTATAAATCTCTTTCGGTAATTTACGGTAGTGAGCTTCTTTACAACGAAGTAACTGTAAACATTCAAGGCGGAGGCGGAGCGACTCGCTCATCAACCGAGAGTCAAATTGAGTATGGAATCATCAGCTTGACCTTTGATGACCTGCTACTGAACTCTACAGACCAAGCCGAGGATATGGCGACCTTCTTGGTGTCGAAGTATGACGACCCCGAGTATCGCATTGAGTCGGTGACGATTGACCTAAAGAACATCCCAACAGAAGATGTTGACAAGGTTCTCGCCCTAGACCTCAATGATGTTTGTGAAATCAAGTTCACACCCAACAACATTCCCCCAGCTATCGAGAGATACACAGAGATAATTAGGATTGAACATCAAGTCACAGCGACCTCGCACAATGTAACATTCGGGTTCGCTGCCCTAGACCTAAACTTCTGGAGGCTTGACGATTTGGTGTTTGGTAGACTTAGCGAAGGAAACTCCCTCGCTTATTAGGAGATAAATGTCAGGCTGGAAAGATTGGGCTATCGGTGAAGT